TCAATGTGACTGTAAAGTTTTCTATTGTCTATAAACTTAAAATATTGACTTATTTCATTATTGTATTTTAATATTTCAAACTTATTAAAGTCTTTTAATTTTGTGCCTGTCCACATTTCAATTATGTCTCTTTTTAATTGTTCTGACCTATTTTCTCCTGACCAAATAATAAATTTTAATTTATGTATTTTAGCAAGTGTTGTAAAATACCATAATAACCAAAACGTCTTCCCAACATTATCAAGGCCTAGGCAAAGGTTAAACTCGCCGCGTTTTAAGACGAGGTTTTCATCCAGTTTACAACCTATTTTAAGACCTTGTTTAATTTTGCCGTCTTTGTAGTCATATAAATATTTAAGTGCGTTGTCGTCTTCTACTATCATTTTGTTAAAAGTTTTTTAACCTCATCAGACACTTTTAAGACGTTGTCATTTTCATATTTATCTTTTATGTTCTTTTCTTTTCTTAATGCTTTAGCATTGCTTAAGCTATGCTTTCCGCCTTTTCTTCCTGACTCAACTCTTTTATTGTGTGCTTCTTTACGTTCTTTATATTGTTTGTCTAGCCAGTCAATTACAATATTTTTATTTTTTTGTTTAACTATTCCGACTTTTATTAAACTTTCATAATCGTCTGGAATTATTCTTTTGTATTGTTCAAATGGAACTTTGCACTCTTTGCTCCAATAGTAGCAAACTACTTTCATAAAAGAGCCTTGTTGTTTTAGGCTTAAGAAACTTATTGTTCCCGTTAGCCATTGATTTGGGTTGAATTTAAACCAAGGTAAATCTGTCATTATTCTTTGTTGTTTATGTTGTTAAATATTTAAGAGGTAGTAATATACCTTTGCTTGTGTTATTATCACCTCCTAAAACTCTTTTGAGGGTTTTTAATTTACAAAGTTTTTTTAATTTATTAGTTTCAATTAAAATTATTTGTTCATTACTAATAACAAACGCCCACCATTTTGCTTGTGTTGTGCTTATGCCACTAAGTTTGCCTCTTGACATATATTCAATAAAAAGATTGCCTGTACATTTGTTTTTTATAGCGTCTCTGTCAGTTTTAACTTCAATAGTTTGTCCTTTTAATTTAATAATGTTATAAAGTAAATTTTCGCCTTTATTGCCTAGTTTTAAATCATATTTAAAATCACTATTAAAATTCATTAATTATTAAGTTTTAAATTATTAATGTAAAAGTCCTTTTCTTCTTTGCTTATGTCTTCCCATTTGTAAATAGGAGTGGAACCGTAATCCCACTCGTTATTATAATAAGCCTCCCTTTTATAGTTTAGTATTGGTTTAACTGGCACAGGCTTATAAAGTTGACATAAATAAATAGAATCTAGTTCCCATTGCTCTGCTAATTCAGGTATTGTATAACCTTCAATTAACAATTCTTGTATAAGACTCGAGAACCATTCCGAATTCCTTTTTATTGAACTCATCTATTATCTGTTTTAACTTAAAAGGGTAAATCATTTGACGACTCCCAGGAGTCAGACTCTTGCTTTACAGGCTCTGCTTTTTTCTCTGTGTCAGGTTTGTAAGTGTCAACAGAGACAGCAACGTTTTTACCGTATTGGTCTGCTTCGTCTTTTACGTTTATATTTAACTTTATAAACTTATTTCCGTTAAACTCTTGAATGTAGTCTTTAATTTTAGACGGGTTAATAGTTACTTTTAACCATTTGTCTGACATTGTCTTACCGCTTCCGCAGTATATTGTTTTTTCTTTATTCATTTTTATTTGTTTTTATTTATTTAGGTTTGTTTTTATATATTCTCTACAGTCTTTAACTCTACTATAAATGCTTTCAATAACAGTGTTATCTCTTTGAATGTCAAAAACTTTAATTCTATATTTAGAATCAATATGACTATACTTATAATAATTGCTAAAAGACTCATAATTGTCTGAATTACTAAACTTATATTCTCGCTCAATTAATTCGTCAGGCGTGTCCATAAGTGTGTAAATTAATTTATAATTATCTAATCCTGTGAGAGCCATATATCCCTGAGCCTGGTAAAAATATGCTTTGTTTGGTATTGCGTCAAAGAACAAAGGAAAGCTATAACAATCCCAACTGTTTTTAACGTCTATAATATGGTCTGTAAGTATTGCGTCAGGCGTTCCAGTTAAAAAGTCGTTTTCAAAACTCTTTTCATTTTTAATTAGTTCGTCATAACCTAAGTTTTCAGCAACGTAATTTAAAGACTCTTGTTCGACTTTATTTCCTTTGTCTGTATATTTACTACTAAACTCTTTTTTACGTCCGTAAATTTGTTCTTTTAACCAGTCTTGACAATAAGACATAGTTGTTTTAGATATTGTTTCAGTCTTCCTTGCTGGGTTAGTCATTATTTGACCTATTGCCGAGCATCTTATTTTAAATTCTTTTATCATTGTTTTCTTTCAAAATTGTCAGATTCGTCTTCGCCGAATACGCCTAAACTATAAAGTCCTGATAGTTTTAAGACGACTCTTGACATTGCTCTCTTCTCGGCGATTGCAACAGGATAAGCGTTTCTGTTGTTGTCTGGACTTGCTTCTCCGTATGTCTCAATAATAACGTCATTAAGTTGTCCTACTGCTTTTATTACACAAGTTTTGCGCTCAGGGTTATAATGTTTTAAGTCGTATTCTATTTTGATATTTAAATTAGCTTGAATTTTGTCAATTCCTGACCTCGTTATTATTTGATAATGAGGATGCTTAAACGTGTCTTCAACGTCTAAGTTGTACTCTATAAAGAGACGGTTTAGTTGTTCTTTTCGTGTCATAATTTTTGATTTTAACTATTGATTGTTTTATTGTTTTAAGTCGTTTAGGGAAATAATTATAATTAATTAATTTTAATTTTTCGTCTATTTCTTCAAATAATTCTAAAAATTGTGTGAATCGTTCTTTATGTATTATTATGTCTTTGCGACTAGGTGTCCAGGTCTTTGAACTTAATAATCTTTTGTTAAAGTTTACTCTAACGACTAAAAACCTTAACTCTTCATATAAGTCTTTAGACGCTTCAAAGCGTTCCCACTCTTCTAAATATTCACTATAACTATTCCAACTCATAACAATTCTTTTACTTTGTTAATAATGTTATAAACCTCATCAAATTCGCCTGTGTCAACGATTAAATGATAATTAGTCTGAAAGCTAGTAAACTCAATTACTGTTGGATTGCCTTCTCTATTGTCGATTGATACTTTAACGTCTGTATTGTCGTCTTTAAATTGATAAGTTCTCTTTGTTGCTGTTGCTTCCATTGTTTTAGTTTTTGTTGTTAATATAATCTTCCATAAATGAGACTAATAATTTAGAGTAGCTAACTCCGTTTTGTTCTGCTTTCTCAACAAATTTCATCATTGTCTCTCTTTTGTCTTCGGGGATATAAAATGTTCTTACCATTATGCTAAATTTAAAATTATTGTTATTGTTAGTTTATAAGCCAAATATAATGAGGCTGTTAAAATTGTTGTTTGTAGTATAAGTTTTTTCATTGTTTTAAGTTTTATGTTGTAAATATATATATAAATACAATACAAATTACATTTTACTATAACTTTTTTTTAAAAAAAATTAATCTACTTCGAGAAAATAATTAGAAAAAATGTGTAAATCTGCAAATTTGACCGCCAGTAGGATGGTGTATGAAGCCTTCAATCGCTGGTAAATTTAAATAACCTTGTGAGTGATGCCAGGAGTCTGGTGGACTAGGTGAGCGCATTGTTTCAACATTAACTGAGACAATATCGTTTGAGCGTTTAGAGTGAAAGTGGTGCAAATAAATATAGCGTCTGTTACATTTAGCCCATAAATGAGGACACTCTGTCGCCATAATTAACGGCAACTCGTTTGCTTTTCCTTTGTCACCGTGACTAAAGCCGATTAAGTTGTTTTCATAACCTACATATTTTCGAGTCGCTGGTGAAACATCAAAAGAAACATCTTTGCAATTTTTAAAATGTACTTCAATTAAATTTGACAAATAAAAACCACTCTGGTAGTCGTGATTAGATGGACAAAAAACACAATGAACAGGAGCTACTTTTATTAATTTGTCTATAATATCGACATAAAGTCTTTTAGCCATTAAAAAAGTCTCATACCACATTAAACCGTCAGACTCGACAAAAGTTCCTTTAGTTGTTTTGTTGGGCGTGTCATAATGTAAAATATCGTTTCCTAACACTAAACAAATTTTGTTTAATGGAAAACCTTGAACTTTATCTAAAATTGATTTAACACCCGTTAAAACGCGAATAACAGCCTCTTGACTGTTATAAGTTTGTCCTGTCTCTAATTCAGACGCTACTTTACCGATGTGAACGTCAGCAGGGTCTATTACTAATAAATGATTGTTTAGTTTTTTAGTGTATTCTATTTTATCGTAGTTTGGCGCGTGTTTTTTAAAAGTCTTTAACATTTCGTCAAAAAACTTATCTTTTTCCTCTTGTTTATAAAGTGGATTTTTAAAGAATAATGAAGACTTTTTTGACTTAATCCATCCATGTTTAACGTCATTAACGTTAATATTGTTTTCTTTTGCCTCTTCTTTTATTCTACGATATTCTAAAAGAATATCCTCTTCGTCTTCTTTAAGACGATAGCGAGGCGCACCCTTACCCTTTATTCTTTTATTTCTCACGTTGACTTAGTTACGATTTTTAGCAACAGAACCAAAGTAGTAACCAACAATAGATAAAACAATACCTTCTACGATTCCCGTTGTGTGAATCATTAACTCACTGTTGTGTTCTGGAACTGTTACAAAAACTATTGCAATAATTAAAAATACAAAACTAGTCAAACCTATAATTCCAGTGACATTCATCATCCAGTCAACTCCGCCAGACTTAGTCAATTCGACCTCTCTTTTTCTCGCTGACTCTCTGTCTTTAACTTCTAAATTATATAACTCGACTGTTTGTTGATGTATTTGAGCCTTTTCTTCTGGTGTTAAGTCAGGGTCATTGTCAACTAATTTTTTAACAACTCCTAGAATTCCCTTTTCTGGCAATAAATCGCCAACAACGTCAAATACTTTAGGTGCTTTATTCTTTAAGAATTGTCCTAATTTACTGTCTTTTAATTTACTCATTTTATTTATTTTAAATCTTTTGCGTCTAGTAAAGTATAAGAAAAACTATTGCCAAAATATTTCTCTGATTTTTTACATAAATTAATAAATATATCAAACTCATCTGAGTTTTGAAACACTTGACAACCTGCAGAATAACCGTCAACAGTTTCGCGTTCTCCTAGACTTGCTCTGTGAATATTAATACCAAAATAACCCGACTCTGTTTTGTTTGACAACATATCGTATTTATTGTCTTTGTCGTTATCTCTATACACTTCGACTTCTCCTCCTGTTTGAATTAGTGCTGTATATTTACCGTTATGAGAGCCTAGTTTCCATACTCCTCTATATTGATTAGAAACTAAAATAGCGCATCCTTTTGGATTCATTGGAGTTTCTAAATATTTTAAACCGCTTAGTGTTGTCGCTTGAAACTCTAAATAATTCCAACGATTTTCATATTTCCAAAAAATAGCAATACTATCATTAAATTTATTAGTTGTTGGATTTGACTCTCTAACGCCTACAATATTTAAATTAAAAGGCTTAGTGTCTGACTCAAAGACTTTATAACCTTTACGCTTGATTGACGTTATTAAAGTGTCTAATTTATTCACTTGAATTTCTTTTTCTTGTTGCTTTTGTTTTTGCGTTTAGTAGTAATCTCTCTTCCATCCTCGCTAACTTTTCTCTCAACGCTGTGTTTTCAGTAATCAAACTGTCAATTTTTGCTTCTAATATAGTAATTTTATCTTTAAGTTCTTCAATAACTTTAATAGACAGACCGTCAACCCTTTTCTCTTTAGCGGCTTTAATATCCATTCTTTTTTTAACTAGTTGCCATATTTCTTTTATACCTAGTGCTGTTACTAGTGTACTAATAATCATTATTAAAGAGTGGTCTTCCATTTTATATAATATTTTAACGCCCTTGTTTCGCATAGGGTTTTATATAATTTTTACTATTTTTATTTTTGCTCATTTTACTTTTAGAGTGAACGTTTTTACGCCTTTTTTTAGGCTTTTCTATTTTAGCAGTTAATCCTCTCATTATTCAGGCATTGGCTCTGACCATTCAGGACTACTCATAAGAGTAAGACACTCTTGATGGTTCATTTTATCACCTACAATAGGTAAAGCTCCGCTTGTTACATAACTTGGTTCTGTAATGTAACTTAATAAACCTTGTGTGTTTGCTAAATTTCTACGCATTGTTTGTGCACTTGTTTGGTTCACTTGTGAAAAGTCAACTTTGCTTGTTTCTGTTAATTCTATTACTATGTATGTTGCCATTTTATTTTTATTTTAATATTATGTTGGTACTGATGTTGATTTTGCGGTTACACTCATGTTATATGAAACTGAATTTGAACTGCTATAAGGCGCATCACTTCGGTTAGTTCCACTTGACATTCCTGAAGAAACACCGTTGCCAGTTGCCCCTACTCCATCAACTAAAGCACTTTGAGCCATGTTTGTTGATGTTGCGTTATTAGTTCCTATTTCATCTAAAAAAGTCCAGTTTGTGCCATCAAATGATGAATTTACACCGCCTAATCTCCACCATGCTACTGGGGTTACTGCAAAAGTATTTAAGTCAAAAGGTTTTCCGCTATTATATAAAGTTGTTATTTGAGTAGCTGATAAAGCCGTATTAAATAATGAAACATTACTCATCTTGCCAGGGAAACTTGTTGACGTTGACGCATTTCTTAAACCTATTCTTTTAAAAGAATGTGCGTTTGTACTTGCTCCACTAAAATCAGGTGAAGAAATTGTTGTATCTAAACTTCCATCAATATAACTTTTCAACTCATCTGCGGTGCTATCATAAGTTAAACAAAAATGCACCCAAGTATTTAAAGGCAATGAAGTTGCTACTGTATACCAATCATCTAAAAAAACATATATATCATCCGCTTGTAAAGCAACATATCTTAAAATTCCGCCTTGTGCTGTTGCTGTTCCTTGACCTAAAATTCCATCATAGTTACCGTTACCATCCCTATTAAACCAAACACTTGTAGTAAAATTTGTTAAAGGATTTGCGTCAACACTTATATAGTCATTAACACCATCTATATCAATAGAGTAGTTTTCAAATAATTCTGTTGCGTTGTTAGTTGCCAAAAACTCACCGTTGAAAGCTGAATCTCCTAAAGGATAATAAGCAATTGGTTTTGTACTTAAACTCATAGGGTTACCAATAGCTGAACCAGTGCCATAAATAGATGTAATATTTGCAGATGTTAGCGCATAATTAAATATTGATACCTCTGTTATTTTGCCATTAAAATATCTTCCTATTCCTTCCCATCTTCCAATGTTAAAAGTTCCTGTACTTGCAGAAGTTGTAGCTGGTATTGTTCCTGCGCCTGCAGCATATGCTGCTTCAGTTCCATTTATATATATTTTAGCTTTATCTGTGTTTCCTGCTTGACTTCCATCATACGTACAAACTATATGATACCAAGTAGATGTAGTTAAAACAGAAGCTAAATTAGTTTGAATATAATTACTACCTGCATCAGTTGTAGCGTTTGCAATAACAAATATCAAATTACCACTTGCGTGAGTTTGTATAGTCATACTATACTGGTTTGTACCTGTATTTCCACCATAACTATATAAAGTTTTATTATTAGCTACACTATCAAAATAAAACCACCCTGAAAGAGAAAAGTTAGTTACACTAACTAAACTACTATTAACACCACAATCTATATAATCTGCCGTTCCATCAAAATCTAAAGAGTAGTTAGCAAGTTTATCCTGATTGCTGTTTTGTGGCATAAGCCAACTATTTGATATAAATTCTGTTGCCATATTTTTTTTAATTAATCATTTTTTAATCACCAAATCTGTACCATACTAATGGGTCTCCA